ACTCTAGGATCTTCTTTTAATTCTGCTGCTTGTTCATCAGTCATCCAATAGTGAGTGTTACGACTCAATGGACGCTTTAAATTAACACGGAAACCTTTCTCCGCCATCTCTGTATAAAAACTCTCCAAATCTTCACGATTGTAGAGAGTGACAACGTAGATTCTTTCCGACATATCAAGCCTCTAATTGTAGGTAATGTAGAGTTACTGTAATACTCTGAGTGCTACCACTTCTGTTCTCTATCTTTGCATAAGTTGCATTAGATCCAGCAGTATTAAAACCAATTACTCCAGGTGATATTGTTTGAGTTGCATTACCAGTTGTAATTACTTCTGCAATAACACCAGATCCAGGAAGAGGATCATTAGTCAATGCTCTATTTGCATCTGCAGTTCTGCTTGCGGTATCGGTATATAATGTAACCCACGCTGCAGCAGATGTTTCTACTTTCAATAGAGCATAAGTTTTTGGTGTGGTAATAGTAACGTTTGAAGATGCATTAGCAGAAATAGTTTGTGCAACACTAGCAGTTGTTCTAGATTGTAGTCCTGAAGGATCCGACCAGGCAACACCAGTTCCAGTAGATGTAAGAACCTGTCCGTTAGTACC